CGACTGCTCCAGCTGCTCCAGCTGCTCCAGCTGCTCCCGCTGCTCCCGCTGCTCCCGCTGCTCCGGCTGCTCCGACTGCTCCGACTGCTCCAGCTGCTCCCGCTGCTACCGCAAGGAAGGTTCAGAGCCAGGAGAACAGCGTGAGCCGTTAGTGATTCCTTTCGTTGAAGAACTCCATAAGAAGCTCTACGCAGCCGTGACAGCGAAGCCAGATGCTCTGGATATGTCCACATGGCATACCTGCGAGACGACGCACTGCCGCGCTGGATGGGTGGTAAATCTTGCTGGCGAAGAGGGACGCAAGTTAGAGGCGTTTCACAATACCGAACTCGCGGCCATGCTGATTTACGAAAAGTCCGGTTACGAAATTAATCCATGCCGCTTCTATGACTCGGACGAGGATGCGCTGGAAGACATGCGGAAGCTCGCAGAGGACAAGGAGGCAAAGAGCCATGCCTAACGAGCACCAGATTTCCGATGAACGACTGCTGCACTTGACGAAAGAGACGCACTGGGCCTCTGGGTGGGATGGGAGGCTTACTGAGAAGGCTCTTATAGCACGAGAACTCCTCGAACTCCGCCAGGAATCCGCATCCGCCGAGCGCAGGGGCATAGAGAAGGCGCTAGAGGCCATCAATGGCCTAGACCCTGATGCGATCCGCGCCGTTGAAGCTCTTCTGCCCTCTGCGGATGAAACGGAGCCTACCAAATGACCCTCACACCCGCGCAAGCGATGACGCCAGAATGGATAAACAGACGCAGCAATTACGGCAAGGTATTTACGACTTATTCGGATCGCCCTAACGGTTGGTCCGCCTGCGTAACGGATGACACTGAGTTGTCTGCACCATTCAGGGGTACTCGCTACCACGTCCAAGCAAATTGCCGATTCTGGGGCATCAGTCACCCATCTACATTCACGATGCTTAAGGATGCACGAGCGGCGGCACTGGCTTTCACCGATAGGATGCCTCGGTGCGACCCCGATGCGATGAACGGAGATCACTGCCGTGGAGCTTGGGATGTTCGCGACGAAGCTATAAAGCAATATCAGGACGCGCAGAAAGCAGGTAAGCAGTGACGCAACCCACGATGCAAGGACAGAATCCAGGAGCGATGTGTGTATGTGGTCGCGTTCTTGGCGATCACCACGCCCACGCAAACTATTGCCCCGGCCCACCAGACGAGTCTTGCCCCACGTTCCGCCCCTCCACACCGAGCGGCACAAAATCAGAAGGCCCAGCCGTGCCTATGCAGGAGGGCGATGAACCGAAGTACACCATTGATGAAATCTTAGCGGTAATCAACAGAGATCCCGACTTCGATGGACCTATGCCTGATGAACTACGTGAACGTTCAGAAAAGGTTCCCGTCGAAACAGTGGCACGCGCCGGAGCTAGAGCGGCCAGGTTGTCACTCATCAGGAAGTTCAGTAACCTGCGCGCGCGTATCGAATCCGCTCCTGTACCGCCTTCACATAGCGAGCAGCAGTGGGTGAGCGTAGAGGACCGCAAACCCGAAGAAGACGTGGACGTTCTGTTCTGCGGGCGCGTCGGTGATGCCCCGGCAGGTGAGGTGTGGTTCGCGGTTGGGCGCAACGTGGCCGGATGCTTTTATGAGTTCACCGATGAGGACACGCAGCCTTTAGACTACGCAACCCACTGGATGCCTCTTCCCGCTGCCCCAGAACCAAAGGAGCCGAGATGAAGATTTTGATATTGTCCGCGCTGTTAGTCGCCGGTGAAAAGCAGGAAGGAGTACAGAAGTGAGCACCGAATTGAGCATGCCGGAACCGCTTGTGAGCACTGAGAAGGCGGCGGAGTTCCTTGGATTCACGGAGCCTATCATCCGCCAGATGGCGAAGGCCGGACGTATCCCATGCTATCGCTACGGACTCGGAAAGCGCATTTATTACCGCTTCCGCCTCTCGGAGCTGGCTCCGTCTAGCATGCGGCCGCAGGCGCAGGGTAGCCGTTAGGTACAATCATCGGCACCATCATCGGTGCCGCGGAATAGGAGTTGAATCCCTTGAACCGGCTATCTATACAGCAGGGGAGCGTGACCATCAAGCCGCGCGCCAACGGCGCGGACGCATGGGTATACCGCTTCCGAGACGGCAACAAGCACCGCTCAATCGTACTTGGACGAGCGGACCAGATGAAAGAAGAAGCAGCTTGGCGCAAAGCGCGTCAGTTGCGGGCAAAGAGTTTCCAGCAGGGCGAGACGATGACATCTCTGATAGACACCTACGAGCGAGAAGGCCTGCCAGCCCGTCAAAGCACGGCAGGTCCTTACCGCTCAATCCTCAAGCGTATCCGTGAGGAGTTCGGCGCGCAGCCGGTAGATGATGTGATGCTCAACGTCATGGGCGTGGAGCGTTGGCTAAACGGCCTGCAAACCATTCCTACCGCAACGCAGACTGCCCGTCCACTGTCCAGCCGTTCGCGCGGCCACATCAAGGCAATTTTTCACCGCCTTGGAGAGTTCGCGATGAAGATGAACATGCTGGACATGCAGCGAAACCCGATGGCTCTCGTGGAACTCAAGGGCTATAACCAGCGGGTGCGCCACATTCCGGTTCTGACGGTGGAGCAGTATCACGCCATTGTCGCGGACCCGAAACTGGCACAGCATGTACGGGTCATGGTGCAGGTAGCCATGATGCTCGGACTGCGCGCGAGCGAGTTCCTGGCGCTCCGGTGGGAAGACATCGACCTGCTCAACGGGACGGTCTTTGTCCAGCGTTCGGTTGTCGGCAAGCATCAGGATGACACGAAAACAGCCACATCAAAGGAGGTTCTTCCTCTGCATCCGCACTTGGCGTCCGTACTGATGGCGTGGCGTCAGCACTCGCCGGTCATCGAGGGTTGGCTGTTCGGCTCTCCGATCACCAATCGGCCGTATCACCGCGACGCACTCCAGAAAGACCATCTCATCCCCGCTGGCAAGCGAGTGAATATTCCAAGTTTGGGATGGCACGCGTTCCGGCACACCTACCGTGCGATGCTCCGCAAACTGGAACTCCCTATCGAGGTCCAGCAGAAGCTCATGCGCCACGCGGACATAACCACCACATCGAAGTATGGCCAGTCCGGCTCCATGCTCGAAGAACTCCGTCCAGCGAATGCGTTGCTGGCGGAACGGCTGCAAAATGGAAAGAGCACCGGACGGCCATCCGATGCTCCTGAGGAAAAAGTGAACTAGACCGTGTTCCCTCGTGTTCCCTCGTGTTCCTAATTGGTTGCGGGGGCAGGATTTGAACCTGCGACCTTTGGGTTATGAGGGAAATGGGAGACGCACCACATAAAGCGATAGAGCGGCACCGATGATGGCCTAACTCTACGCAACGCAATGCCTCGATTTCTCACTTGTTCCCCCATTCTCCTATGCAACAAGAAACCCCGCCGAAGCGGGGCTGTCTCGTACTCAGAGCGTCCCCTGAGTGTGTGGCATGGAGCCACCCGTCCTTTTGTGTTTCCCTCGCTTGCTTCGCATAGTTGCTAGGCGCGCTGGTAATCGGTGCCGGAGGCCAGTAACCGGACGCTTATGTTGTGTGCGGGCAGGGCTTGATACCTGCTCTTGTGTGGCTGCCTGTGGCCAACTAGGTGGGATTTTCGCCCAACGTATGCTCTACCCAGGCCGAGGTTCCGCCGCGTGTCCTTATGCTTTCGCTCCACGCCGCCGCACACCCTAAGTTTAAAACAGCCGTACGCCGTTAACAAGGGCTTTCTTAGGCATCGGGTTCGGTCAGCGGTGCCGGATCGGGCAGAAGGGCGATGATGCTCTCTGCGCTGATGGGTGTTCCGCTGGCTGTGGCCCATGCCGTCAGAGCCTTCACGACGAGCTGCGCGGTCAGGTCCAGAACTACGCCGGCGGTTGCTGCGGGAAGCGCAACACCCGGATCCACACCTGCCACGGTAGAGAGAATCTGGTCACCAATTGCCTGTCCTTCGCGGACATAGGTTGCGATAGTGGTCGCGTCCATTACTTGCCTCCACAGACTGCGGTTGGGTTGGAGATGAGCGCCTGCACCTGCACCACGAGGGGAGCAAGGCCAGCAAGATCGGCTACTACGGCCGATTGCGCAGCCGTGGTATCACCCTTCGCTTCCTTCACGCGCTCAAAATCGAGGAATGCATTCACGGCGACCGTCTGCACGGCCTTGCCGTTCTCGATGAGCGACTTGGCGCATACTGTCTTCGGGATGGTGCGCGCCTCGTAATCCGCCTGTGCCTGGTCGATGACGGCTTTGGACGAGGAGAGTGTGTTGAACGTGGTGCGCTCCCAGTTGTCACAGCCAGCCAGCGCGAGAACGCAGACTGCGGAGAGCGCGCAGAGGTAGATTGCAACCAGTTTCTTCATGTTAGTTGTCCTTTGCGAGTGTGAGGCTGATTGCCTTGGCTACGATGGCCGCCGTGAGAATCCACTGCGGAGTGTGAATGTGCTGCGTTTGCATGTCGGCCACCACCACCGTCACAATGCCTGCTGCGGCGATGGCAGTCGTCTTCCAGTTATTGAGCACCCGGTCGATCAGGCGCGTCTTGGTTACATCCGTCATTTCCCCTCCATCTGCTTTTCCACGTCCTCTGCTGTCCATTGCAGGGCGTTGAAGATTGTTGTGCGTAGGTTCTGCTGGCGCTCGGACTCTGCCCGAACAGTTCATTTACCCGAGACACGACGAGTTCAAGCGTCTCGTCCAGCTTTTGCCGCGTGCGTCCGGTCATGGCATCGGCACCTCGTAATTCTTGAGGAGCCGTGCAATGTATTCGTGAGGCACGTTGCCATCACGGAAATTGCCGCTGTTGTAGGCATCCGCGATCTGCTCAATGGTCTTGGCGCCCCTGTCGAGAATGGCCGTGTTGATGTGTCCGACCGTCTTCATGGCCGCGTACTCGCACCGCTCAAACAGCGCCGGGTCTGCATCGTTACCGCAGTTGATGAGCAGGATTTGCCAGGGGCCATAACTGCAATGCGCAGCGTGTCCGAACTGTGCTGTGAGTCGCTGCACAATCGGCGCGCTGCTGTACCGTCCATGAGCGTCCGGGCAGTACCCGTTCTCATGGCGCGGTGTGCAGTTGGCTCCGAAGCTGCTTTCATTGCCAGCCAAAGCCCAGAGCAGTTGCGCCCCGTCTGTGCTGGTGTCCTTCAGCCACAGGCTCTTGCCCCATGTGCGGCAGGCTGCGGCTACTCGTTCGCGCGGGAATGTGTTCATGGCTATTGATTCGTCACTCCGGCAGACTCAGCCAACCACGCGCTATCTGCCGTGTAGTAGACAAAGCACTGATGGTTGCGCTTGCTTGCGGTCGCGCCAACCGTCATCCCACCAAGCACGTTTGCAGGCCAAGCAAAAGTGCGGCTTCCTGTCGCGTCCTGCACGATGTTGAAGCAGGTGTGTTGACCGTCTAAGCCAGCGGCAAGCGTGGATGAAGTCACGTTGCCCGTCAGTACGATGCGATGGTTTCCTGCCGACACAGAGAACGTGGGGGTAGAGGAGAACGTTACCGCCTCCACGGTGTCGCTCATGGTGAGGAAGGTGAAGCCAGTCTGATGGGCAACGCCGGAATCAGTTCCCGCACCGTTGCCCCATCGCTGGATATTCGCCAGTTTAGAGCGGATGTAAACGCACGTACCTGTATATCCAGTGGTCGCATCGCAGGAGGTGTGCGCCAATGTGCCCGATCCCTGCATCTGCGTTTCGATACGTTGCGCTAAATGGCTGGCGGTGGATGATCCACTGTTATAGTTCAGCATCTCCGCAAGGTTTCCTGGGCCTGTTTGGCTATCCCATACGCTGCCGCACTGGAGGCTTCCATTCGCTCCGATACCGCAGCCAAACGTTCCGTCCTTCTTCAGAAAGCGCAAGAGTAGTGCTGTGCTATCCGACCACTGTGCGAGAGTGTTGCTGGCATTGCTTGAGTATGGGATACGCATAAAGCCGCGCTGCCCCGGGCTCGGCATAGTTGTAGTGCCGTCCGCAGCCTTGAAAACCGCCGACGGTGCTGGACTCCAAACGTTTCCGCTCCACGTGAGATCAAAATTTTTGTTGAAATTGTGAACAAGATTTCCGCCGATGGTGTCGAAGAGGCTATCGCGCAGAGCCACAGTTGTGCCGGAATAGTTGCAGAGTGCGTCAGTGGCGTAAGTCGTATCGCTGTGGGCGTACCACGCTTCAATCGTGATCGGTTCCGGCACCTTTGTTCCATCCGTACTGCCGATACGGATGATGCAGGTGTTCGTAGTGCTGTCACCGTTGAACTCGGTGTACAGACCGTGGAAGCTCACGCCTCGCGTGCCGTTTCCCTCAAGTACGATCGCGCCAAGCTTGTTGGTGCTGACAAGATTGCCGCCTGCAAAGGTGATCGTGTTGCTGAAGTTTGCCGATCCTGCGAGCGGCGTTCCGGTGCCGGTGCCCTCGTGAATACCGAGTCCGGAATTTCTGTAAAAGTTGGAGTTGACGAGCACGGTTGCATCTGTCTGCTGCCCAGCCGTCCAGCCGTCGCCTCCATTGTTACGAACCGTCAGCGTGTCGAGCTTGGTATTCGTGGTTTGCCATGTGTTCAGACCGGGGCCGCTGAATCCATAGATCTTCACGTCCTCAACTTCGTTGTCGTACATGTAGTTAAGATTCAGGCCGATTCCAGTGCCGGGAGTTACATATGTGGCGAGCGGAATCGTCGGTCCCGGAGGCCCAACAATCGAGAGATTCTTGACCGAATAAGGGCCGTTGAACGTCGTGCCTGAATTGATACGCAATCCGTCTGTACTATCCGCCGTAATCCAGAGGATCGTGGATTCCTTGCCTGCGCCCACGATGTTCAAGCGCGAACATGGAACCTCGAGAGAGGAAGTGAACTTGTATGTACCCATCGGAATAATCAGAGTTCCATTCAGGCACGCCGCTGTCATCGCTGTATTCCAGGCAGTGGTGTTATCAGATGCAGCAGTTGACGCACCATAGGAGCGGATGTCGGTAGCGTTGGGCAGGGCTTTACTATCCAACTGCGTCTGGATCGCACTAGTTACGCCATGCACATAGCCAAGCTCTGCCGGGGTCGTGCTGCCGAGTGTCTTGTTCGTCAGCGTCTGCACGCCGTTGAGGGTGACATCGCCACCCCCCCCGCCGCCTACTGCCGTCTTCGCCTGGATGCCAACCTTGTTGATGGTGACAACTGCTGTCCCTGTCCATGTCGCCGTAGCGGTGTAGTAGTCATAACCGCCAGTGACGGTCACCACTCCGCTCGTGGTACCGGTGTACGGGTTGGAGCCGGATACAGGCGTAAGCGTGGTGCACGTTCCGCCCCGCATACAGCCCTGAAAGGTCACGCTCATCGCTGAGGGTGAACCGCCGATGTTTACCTCGAAAGTGAGCGTTCCCGATCCGTAGCGGTCAAGGAAAGTCACGGACTGCCCGGACGCGTCGATTGTCCCGCGTTCCTGATCCTTCATCTGGGCGCTGGCAGTTGAAAGCAGTAAAACAGCGCACGCAATCGCGCCCGCTGCACGATGCAGTCGATTCATAGTTACTCCTTGTGTGTGGGGTTAGTTAGTGCAGGAGAGCGTGTACTGCATACCGGCTGTGGCGGTGTGCGTGAGCGTCACCGTGTTTGCCGCACTCACGCTGTAATAGGTGGTGGATAGGTTAGTTGCTGCGGTCGCATTTTCAGGAGTGACCGAACAATAACCTCCAGCGGATACCCCTGCGACCGTAAACGCTTCCGAAGTGACAGCCGTGGTGGTGACGTGTGCGCTTCCTCCACATCCAGTCGCCTGTGTGCAGATGTTCGAGCCGTTCACCGATGCACTGGAACCCTGCACGGTAAGCCCTCCGGTGATCGTCTCGTTCCCGAACAGTGTCATGGCTCCAGAAGTAAGGCTCAAGACGCGCGACCCTGAAATGTAGAAGTCGTGGGAAAGCGCCCGGTAGACAAGCGGTATGTATTCTTCCAGGTAGCTGTCGTAAGCCTGCAGCGTTCCGTTCCCGGATGAGACATAGCATCCCAGGGTTGGCCCCAGATAGCTTGTCACTGCGGCTCCAGCGCAGGTGAGCGATCCAACAACCTCCGCTCCCACAATCTGCGGGTTTTCATGCATCGCGTTCGTCTGCGGTTGGGGTATGTACGTCTGCGCCGAAAAGTAACTATTGAGCGCGTGCGCTATCCTTTGATTTTGCAGCGCATTGGGATGGGTGAAGTCCACAGTGCCCGGCGTCTCTATGTCCGTCACGCTCGGATAGGGCATCAACGCAGACATGTCAAACGGAGGGTATGTTCCGTTTGTGTCGCCCATGATGGCCTCATTGAACTCCTGCAGCCGCTGCAGCTGCGCCGGAGTGATCAAATCCACCGCCGTAAAGGAAACGCTATTAAGCTGTCCTCCGCTCAGAGCGGCCGACGCGAAGTCGAGGCCCGAGCCGGGTACAGCCAGAGTGACCGATGTGGACGTCCATCCCGGCTGCACTGATCCCGCGTAGCCGTTGTAAATCTGCACGGGAGGGTAGAGTTGCGCTACCGCTCCGGTGACGGAAGTGGTCGAAATTGTGGCGCTGCCCGTCACTCCGAAGGTGATGGCGGTAGGAGAGGCTGCGGTAATCGCGCCAAGAGCCACATTTGTATTCAGACTGTCGCCGGGGGAGGTCACATTGGTGAAATAAGGAAACTGCCCTACTGAGAATGTGCCCGTACATCCGCTCAGTTCTACCGTCACCACCGTTCCGGCCTGCGCATAACTGCTCACATCGCAGGTTGGCGTGACGGTCATCACAGGGATGTTAGAGATGTACGCATAGTCGCGGGGGAACGATAATCCGGTGCCTGTAAAGGTGAGGTACTGCTGGCTTCCCGTATAGCTGGCTGCGACGGTGGAGACATCCATCCCGCCATTCGGGAAAGCGGGCGCTGTCGTCGCCGACGGGAGAACCGTCATCAGAAGAACATCGAAACCTGCCGCCTTCAGTGTCGAAACATAGCCATCGATACAGGACATCTCATCGGCCACACTGTCATTCAGATTGTTTCGGCCCACCATGATCGTTGCGATGCTTTGTATGGTGTTTCCGCCCGGCGCGTAATCGGCCACTGCCGAGGCCACTTGCGGCGCGATTGATGTGCATGTTGCTCCCGGCACGGCGAGATTGTGAACTGTAGCCTTCCCGGAAAAATATGGAAGACCCCCAAGAATGGTTGGCCAGTCCGTTCCCGGACCACCCGGAGTGTTCGCCGTGGTCGAATCGCCGAGCGTAACGAGATTGCAGGCGCTTGCTGTGCAGGCCGCGTTCAGGTCGGGCATGGTGGAATTCGACGTATACCATCCCGCCGTTCCGCACACGTACGAGGTGCCAGTGCTCAGATCGGTGTAAGGCTGACCATAGTGCGAACTATCGCATGTGGATGCGGGCGCTCCGGTGCCTGTGACCTTCGGCCATTGGATTTGCGATGCAGGATTGATCTGCTGCGCGACAGCCATTGGTCCACAGCCAAAGACGTACATCGTCGCGACCCATCCAAGTAGGCGAATCATTAACTTCTTCATAGCGAAAAGGCTCCTTGTGCGAATAGCGCGTCATCCGAGGCTGGCGCCTGGGCGAATGTGACTTGGCCGGGGTCGGGTCCCAAGATGAATCCGTTGGTATCATTTTGAATGAGGGGGAAGTTCTTCCAGACAAGCGCCTGCAGGGGCGTGACGCCGAGTGGTGTCCCGCCATTTGTCAGCGTGAAAACGCAGTTCGTCCCGTCCTGCACGCCGAGCAGTTCGCCGGAGAAAATCGCGGTTCCAATCGGTGACGCGGAGACGAGGCTAATGGCTCCGTCTCCGCCGAAATAAAGGAACTTTCCGGCGCGCTCCGTGGCGGTTGGCAGATTGACAGAACTCAAGTCGTCCGTGAGCCCGAACTTTATCGATCTGTCTGCGAGCACCTGTAACTGCTGAATGAGAATGGTTAGGCGATCAAAAACGGTGTTGAGCGTGTCGGGGTAAAAGCCACCGAGGTTCGTAAGTATGACCTGCTGCAACTCGGCAACATCCGACGTGATCGTCATGCGGTAGGCGTTCGCCAGCGCAGACGTGAGCGTCACCGATCCGCCGGGCGAGACATCCTGATTCGCGTTCAGTACGGCCGTGTAATCAGTGCCGAGCGTAAGGATGGAGAGATTGCCTGCAGGGTCCTCTTGCAGAACATACAGATCACTCGTCAGAAAGACCTTGAAGTTGAATGGAAAGACGGTCGTTGTGCCGTTTCCGAGAAAAGGCCCCGCTTTCCGGTTTGTACTGGTAACTGCCATGGTTTCGCTCCTGCTGAGTGGCAATGGAAAAGGCCGCCCGGAGGCGACCTGGTGAGGTTCGGATATGATGGTGCGCATGTTCGAAAGACTGAAACAGCAGCCACTTATAGGCTTGGCGCTGGCAATAGCCGGAGGCTACGTGCTGGCGCATGTGTTGATAGAAGTGTGCGATTATCTCTGGATCACTTACCTATGGGACTTTTCGGCTAGAAATGCGGATTCACTGGCCGCGTGGTGTGCAATCTTCGCGCTGGCTCTGTCTGCCTACTTTGGGTGGAAGAAAATGTGGACGATTCGGCGAAGCCATGACATCTCTAGTGAGACGCCCCAGCCACCGCACCCCACACGTTAGGGTGCTCAATCTTTCCTTGTTGTGATTTCCGTGTGTACCGCAGCGTCTTGAATATCTGATCTGTTCCGGGCACTCCGTAGGCTTCCATCGCCGCCTGCAGCGTATCCAGCCCGATTCCTACACGGTCTTTGATCTCCGCGTCTGATGTTGCGTGCACTACCGCCTTGGCGCCGCGCTCGATCATGCTCACGACGGGGGAGAAACGAACATCGCCCTTGTTCTCCAGGGCCTCTACCCCGATGTTCATAATGGCCATCGTTTCAGCAGGGAACAGCAGGGCGCGCTTGGCCGCCCACGTACCTTTGTTCTCGTCGTCCTCGGGGCCTCGTCCGGTAAGCAGTGGTCCCATGATGGCCGGGATGATGGCTGCCATAATCATTCCGTAGGTGAGTTGGCCTACTTTGCGGCTTTTCCCAAACTCGCTGGAAACATCGGCGATCTGGTTCCACTTGAGATTGTGGAAGCCGCCCATTGTTGTAAGCAACTTCGTAACGTCGTTGTTCCGCATAATGGGCGCGAGATCCTTTGGAGCATTCGAGCCAAGCCCCATACGTACGGCACCGTCTGCCTTGTGCATCGCCTGGTACTTCGCCTCAGTCTCCGAAAGGTGAACATTCTCGGCCAGGGCATTGCGATAGACAGCTAGCCACATCGGGAATGAAAGCATGTGGTCCATGAATTGAATCGGTGCCCAGCCTGCTTTAGCCCATACGTCCGCGACGGTCTTATTTCTCGTGCCGTCCTGAAGAACCTTGCGCATATCGCGGTCAAGATTCTCGCCGCGGGTCGCCATCTCATTAGGTGAAAGGTTCCGTATCTGCTCGGACATCTCAAACGGATGCGCCACGAAATCAATCATTGCCTGCGCGTAGGATGCCGGAGACGTGTGCAGGAAGATGCTGGAGGCGTGCGTCAACTGGAGCAGCATCGTAGAAAACTTGAATCCGAGCGCTGCCTTCACGACATTGGTGCGCAGGGTATTCATGGCGCGCGAAACGTCGCCCAACCCCTGTACCGTGCTGCCGTTGCGGTCGTTGATGATCGTCCGCAGCCATGGCATCATCTGCTTTTCATTGCCTACGCCAAGCGTCTCGCGAAGCGTCTGACGGATCGCCGGATCCAGCAATAGCTTGTTGGCCGTCAGCATGAACTCCCGATGAGTAATGTCTTTGATGACCTTCGCGGTGTGTTGCGTAAGAACCTGTTCGTAATCGAGTTGGAGCGGGCCACCGAATCCGGTGCGCTCCTTCATGTTCCCGCGCGAGGTTGCCGCACGGCCATAGCCCGATTCCATCATGTTCTGCGCGGTCTGCCCTGCGTCCTGCTGCGCGCCACGTTTAGAGAAGCGCGGGTCCATCACCACGGGATAGTATCCGCCGGCAATATCCATAGTTGAGCCGTCCGCCAGTTCCACAGAGAACGGTTCAGGCTTTACCATCACCGGAGGCAACCCGGTCAGACGCTTTTCGAGTTCCGCCTGTGCTGCTCCGAGCGGCTTGAGTGAATCCCACCCGTCCTGCACGAACTGCCATTCCTCGCGCGTGAGCATGCCCTTGACCTTCTCAATGGCCGCCGGGTCCCAGCCGTGTGCGACGAACGTCTTCTGCAGGCGGTCGAGGTTGCCCTCATTCCCCATGTTGAACGCCATCGCCAGCAAGGTTCTACGGGTTACAGGCTCGGTAATGCCGTCGATGGTGACCTTCTCGAGTAGCTTAAGTCGCTGCTCTTTTGGCATCTTCTCGAGCGCATCACCAACTCGCTTCGTTACCTCCGCCTGGAGTGCTGCCTCCTTACCCTGAGCATCCGCCGCAAGGTTCCACAAGTAGTCATGCCACGGCCCGCTTGTGCCACCATCCAGACGTTTCATAAGAAACTCTGTCCTGGCCAATAGCGCAGTGCCACGATTTACGAGATCGCCAGCCTTTTGCTCCGTTGTCCGGTTTTCATCGAGCACCGGACGCGGCTTGGACTTGATCGACTCGCGCGCCTGCGCAGCCATACGCTCAACGGCGGCATTGAACTCGATCTTGCGACCATTCACCTCCATGCCGAGCTCCTGCGATGCAAGATGCCGGATATTAGTCAGAGCATCGTGAAGCATGCGTATTTCAGCCACACTCGCGTGCCGGTAGTGAACAGCGCGCGTCTCATCGAACATCTGCGGGTCGATGGCCGATTCCTTGCCCTCGTCATAGAGTGCAGACGCCCATTCGGCCAGCGTGCGCGCCGGCGGCTCAGCGGGTGCTGCAGCGAGCCCATAGCGGGAGAGCAGACGGTTGAACTGGTCGCGATAGTCCGCTCCTGCCAAACCAAGTTTCTGCTGCACGGTCTTCGTCTGCATGCGCTTGACGTAGGATTCAAACTTGCCGATGTACTCCTTGGCCTTCGTCGCCTCACGGAACAGGAAGTGATTCAGCAGTTCCTTATGCTTGGCCTGCGCAGCCTCGTCTATCTTTCCCTTGCGCAGTGCGTCGAAGGCCTCGCGCGAATACTTGCGGCTCGCATCCAGATAGCGGGTCGGCTGTAAGTCTGCAATGGCCTTCGACTCGACCATCTGCTGCGCGGCTTCGCGGTACGACTCGATGGGTGCAACCTGTATCGAGCGCAGTGCGGATTTCTGGTCGGCGGCCTTACCTTTCAGACTCTCAATCTTCTTTTGGAGCGCCTTAAGTTCACGGTGCAGGTTTTCAGCGCGGTTTTGGTTTTCAACCGCCATGCGCGCCTGATCGTTCAGGCTGCCGTCATAACGGATGTCGCCATACTTATTCGTCATGTGCTCGCGGACGGACGTATCGATGGCATCAGTACGCCGCGGTACTGCCTCCAACGCGCTCAACATATCTTCCGCAGAGTTGAACCCGAGTACTTCCGCCGCTGCTTCTGTATCCACTCCGCCTTCGTTGCGGTACAGGCCAGGATGCAGCCGCTGGAGATCCTTCACGCGCTCCTCGCCGAACTGCTTTACCAGTTCTTCCCGCCTTAGGGTCAACGCAGTGCCATCATCCAATGCGCCACGCCGGAGCGAGCGAATGGCCTGATACTCCGGCATACGATCAATCTGCTGTGTCAGAGCCTCGCGCGCGTTCTTTTCTTCTTCGCGCCATGCATCCGTGCGCTCGCGCACCGCAGCATCATTCAGCTTAGCCAGAATTTCAGCTTTGGCGTGCTCGACTTCCAGACCGCGCGCTTCCGCGTACTTCTGGAACTCCTCCTCCGTCCATCCAGCTTCTTCAGGACTGGAGAACAACTGCGGACCACCCTCCTGCACGGCACGATCCACGCCACCTTCCGCCGCGTACAGGCGGTCGAAGACGCCGCGGATGTTGTCATTCAACTCCACGCCGAGGTCAGACGCTTTCTTGTAGACAGTCCCTAGCCAGATAGCAAACCGCTGAAAGACTCCCTTCAACCCCTCGCTGGGAGCTTTACCTTCGCGTAGATATTGCTCATTCGCACGCGCCCAAGTTTCGTGCTGCTCGCGCGTAAGCGGTTGGCCCTCCTTTGCGCCGAGGTAATCGAGAATCTTCGCGTAGTCACCCTTGATGGTTTCGCTCGCGCCTTCTCGGGTAGCGAGTTCACTGATGATGTGCAGGTACGCGTGGGCGGGCTCATGTACAAACGTGCTGAGGTCGCCGATCTTCGTCCTCCCTATTTCATAGGTGCCGTCAGGCAGGACGCGGAACCAACCGCGCGGCGTGCCAGGTGCAGAGGCGGACTGGAGCATGAAATCATTGTTCTTGCCCGCCGTAGGGTTGCGGACTACAATTGGATCTCTGCCATCGCCTCGGGCGTTGGGATGAAGGTTGACCGCTATGCGGTCGGCATCCATCGTGGCAGGAAACCTCCGCATGGTGACTGCAGCAAGTTCTTTCGCCCCGCCCCTCTTCTTGCCAGCGCGAACTTCTTCCACATAAAGAACCGATCCATCTGGCATTTTCTTGGCATAGCCAATCTGATCGCGGCCCAGACGATTCTTTGTGTTCAATATCAAATAATCTGGATCGCTGATAATCTCAGGGATCGATTCGAAGTCACGCTCGGTGACAGCTATCTGGCCGCGCTGAGCTTCGGTCTTCGCGTTCCCGTGACTATTGAGCGTATGCCGAATGGCCGATCCATCGATGATGTGCGTGTAGCCATCGAGATCATATCCATGCTCCCTAGCCGCCTCCACCAGCCATGCGCCTACAGGTGCGATCACCGCCTTATGTGGAACGTGTCCAGGCTGCTTCGCGGCCTCTATAACAGTCCGTATCTTCTCAATGGCCTCCTGATGTAAGGCCTGCGCGCCGGCTCCTGGCGATTCTTCCGCAACCACCTTGGGGTTGTAGTAGTTCACCAACTCGCTCGGCTTCAGGCCCGCACTCTTCGCAAGATTGCTATACGCGTTAGCATCCTTAACGGCCAGAGTCTCAGCCACTTCCGGAGTCTCGCCCGCATCCACGTAACGCTGGCGCAGGTCTTCCTTGACACTCTGCCATTCGGGGGATGATGCGGTTTCGGCATCGGCTTCCGCCGTCTCAGCCTGTAGCTTCTCGGGCCCACCCTCGGCAACCCACTTCTGTAGTTCCTCGCGGCCTTCCTGATGCTGGCGCATCGTGAGCCCGGTAGCGGGGTCTACTACATCAGCGAGTAATCCCTTTTGGTGCTCGGGGTCTAGCTTGGAGAGAAAGTCCGCTTTCGGAACTTCGACATCGCCACCGGACAGCACCGCTTCCGCGTAATTGGAAGCGCCAATGTCTCCGGCTACCTCCGCAGGATCCATTTCCTTTCCTTTGAAATACTCGTTGAACTGTTCGGCGGGGATGCGCAGGCTTTCGTCGCCAGCGAAGATCGTCTGCAGCGCCTCGTGAAACTTCTCAGGAGAACGCGTGCGCAGTTGCGACTCATCCGCCGCAGCGACGGCTTGCGTCAGACTTCCAAAGAACGCGTCCGTACCGAGGTGCATACCGCCTTGCATGGCCGCACCCTGAACCGCAGCCGATGGGACACCCTCCAAAGTAGGCTTGCCGGTCACCACGTTCTGCGCTATCTGGCCTGACACTCCCGTTGCACTGCCGAGTCCAATCGAAGTCAGCAGCGGATTATTCCGCAGGGCAGGGATTAGGTCCGTCGCCCCAAACATGGCATTCGGCAGAACTGTGATTGCCGCCACGCGGTTTGCTGCCAGCCTCGCAGCATCATCGCTGCCACCGGCCCCCGCCACGGCGGTGTATGTCTTTCCCGCTTGGTCAGCGGTAAACATCCCACCGATAGTAAGGCCGGTTAGCACCTTAGCTGCTTTGTCGCTAAGTCCGAGCGTTTTAGCGAGAAGGCTTGTCCCTCCGGACGTTACGACAGAGGGCACCATCGGCGCGACATTCTTCATCAACCAGTCGAACTCGTTGCTCTTATGAAAGAGGGCAGACGGGTCCGTGTTCGTCTCGGCGCTTAGGCCAGTCTCGATGCGCTGCAAAAAGTTCTGTTTCGTTGGTCCGTCACCATGCAGCCCAAAGAATGAGGCGACGTTACCCACTATGCCCGCCGTGCCGCCCACTACGTCGATAGCTCCACGAGTCAGAGGAAAGTCATACGCGCGCTGCTTGACCTGATCGGGCGTACGTCCGGTCACATCGGCGAAGGTCTGCGAGAGTTTGTCCCAAAAAGTAGGCGTGTACGCGCGCATCACTGCGGCGTGCTGCTCGATTCCAGCCAGGCGATGAATCTCATCCACACCCGAGACGGCCGCATTGTGCGGATCGGACGCCCATCCCGACGTGATCGGTGCGATCTCCGTAAGGTATCTCGGGTCGATCCGGTTCTGGTTGGCTGCCTGCTGTACTTGATGCTCATTTCCCTGAGTGACTGACGGTGGGATGCCGGTCAGTTGTTGAAGCTGAAGCAGCTTGGCATACCGAACAGGGTCTTGCTGGGATGCGTACGAAACCGCACCCTGCAATGCTTGGGCCTGAGTGGGCACCGGAGACGGCTCAGGTCCGGATATTGGAACAGCCTTATCGAAATCGAGGGTTACTGGAGTCGTCGCCACTATTGCACCACCCCGAGATCGTTCTTCCCGTCCGTGTAGTGCATCTTGCCATCACTGCCGGGCGCGACGTGCGTAGCTCCGGCGGGCATCTGGAAGCTGTACTTCTGCTCTGATGTGCTCGGGCTTATTCCGAGCACGCGCAACGGATTCCACGCGCTACGTGGAGTGGATAGGGTGTGCTGGATAAGTTCCTGCTTGATTGCCTCATCCACCTGTGCAGCCGTGGCCTTGCCGTGGTTCTGCGCCTTGATCTGGTCAATGTCGTTGTTGATCTTGTAAGTAAGGTCGATCAGGAGTTGTTTATCGTCCGCCGTGATTCCCGCGTTTGAGGCGAAATACTTGATGCGCTCACCTACTGCCTGCGCTTCCACCACATTGCTGTGATTCTGGGCAAACTGCTGGGCCTTACCCATCAGCGAGAGGTATGTGGCATTGGATAAATGAGGGCGAGCGGTTTCTACATTGGCGGTCGTGATGGCCTGCGGGTTCGCAATGAAGTCAGACACGATGTCCACTTCGCTCATATTTTTGAACGCCTGACCCTGGTTGTATCGCTTCAATATCTCTTCCGTCTGCGCATCTTTGAAGTGCTGCCGCTGCTCGGGCGTGAGCTGATTGAAGATAGACGGAGGAATCTTTCTCCACTGCATGCCGCCCGCGTAGAACGCATCTCCCGCCTGCTTGAATATCTGCGTAGCCTGCGCGTTTGCCATCTGCTGGTTGTGGCGCACGATCGATTCCATCTCGCTCGTCGCCTGCTGCTGCAGGTACGGATCCTTTATCTGCGAACGCACACTGTCGAGCGCATTGCTCAAAACCTTCTCATCGGTAATCTTGGTGAGGTCTACCGGTGCGAGGCCAGCCTTCATCGGATCCACCGCATTACCGTTCTTATCGGTAAGCGACCAAACCACGGCGGGATTCTTGCTGTTCGCTACAGCGCCGCTTGTGGCGACATCCTCGCCGCCCTGCACCTTGTCGCCAGCCTTCACATTGGCCGCGCTCAGTCCGGTTAACGTCGTCACGGAGCCGTCCGCGTGCTGAATCTTCATCGTGAAACTGCCATCGGCTCCCTTGCCGGCCTGGGTTACCGTTCCATCTGCGGGCGCCTGAATACTTGACCCTTGCGGAATGGGCACGACAACCGCACCATTCTCCGGGTCGTACGTCTGCGCTCCTGGCACAGCTCCGCGGATCCCAAAGCGATAGTCGGGAGTCCCCGTAGAATTTGTGGGCTGTCCCTGACTCGCGCGGTACGCATCGCTGAGACTCTGGTTTACCGTGGAGCGTATGCCCTCCTGCTCGGTATAGGTCTTCACCATCTTCCCGAGGGAGGTAGTTGCCTGCATACTCAACCATCCCTTGTCTTTCATGTTGTCGTAGAGCGACTGGACTTTCGAGTAGGGCGCACGCGCGTCCATCATCTGCACGACTGCGCCGGTTCCGATCTGCGTATGCAGCATCAGGAGTGCTTCTTTTGCGACATCACTCTCCGGCGGAGCGCCTTTTGTGATGTACGCCGCATGAAGTGTCTCCGCTTCGGCGGTGGCAAGGTGCTTTGCAAAATCCCCGGTCGGGTTTCCATCCGCATCTGTCTGGCCGTAGCTCGACCACGCATTGCTGGCGTTGGTGGCGTACGTGTTCGCCCGGGCCGCCGCCGCCTCTCCAGAGAATTGGCGCGTCTGCTGGACATTGTGCTGATCCATCTGCTGGCCGAAACTCAACAAGTGCTGGTTCATCACCTGCGTAAACATGTGCTTCTGGATGGGATTACCAAGGCCGTCGAGTTGGTCCTGAAACGCCTTGACTACCGACTGCTTGGCATTCGACAATCCGTCGATGGCATTCTGCCCGAGGGTGTTTAGATAGCCATTCTCCCCATAGAGAAGTCCCTGCACGCTCGATAGTGCGGTGGTTTCAGCCTGCTTCGTCCGAGCGTCGTCTACCTGTTCAGCTAAACGGTCACCAATGGTCTGACCGGTAACCATCGCCATGCCGCCCGCGCGCTGCATCGTCTGCCCCAGCGCTTCCTGCTGCTGAGGAGCGTAGTTGCGCACCGGCGCTACCTGTGGCGTAGCGAACGGAGCCGATCCTGTGGCGGTCTGGTCAATTACCGGAACTTTAGGCATTTACTGTCCAACTCCAGAGGGCATGAAGGATGATGCGGTGGATAGTTGCAGCCTGCGGCGCCAATCCCACTGCGATGCAATGGAGGTCGCGCTGCTCAAAAGGCTTGTGGTGGTGGCTGATACGGGGCTGATGGATGATGCCGAGGTTCGCATGTTCTGTGCCGACACGCTCGACAGCAGGGAAGCATTATTGTCATTCGTCGCCTGTGTGCGCTTGCTCCATGCCGCGCGTGTAGCGTTTGCGTTGATGGTGAGCACATCCATCTGCTTCACCAGATCGCGGGAAGCGCGTTCGGTAACGGCACTCCCAGAGGACAAGTCGACGCCACGCGCCGCGGTAGACACCTCAGCCGATGCGTTCTCCTGTCCGGCGCGCATCGTGTACTGCTGCACCTGCGTCTTTCCCGCTTCTTCGATGGACTGAGCGGACATCTCCGCCTGATGAGCGTTGATGGCATCCATGCCCGATTGGAACTGGAGCGCGCTGGCCTCTGACTGCAACTGGTACTGCTGCGTCTTCGCCGCGTAGAACGAACCAATGGCACTATTGATGCCGCCGAACACGGCGGTAAGCATGCCCATATTCTGCAACGTGGCCGCGCTGGTCGCCATCTTCGCACCGGGGCTGCCGGGCTTGTAACTAGACAAGTCGGCGGTCGTTTGGCCATTGACGCCAAAGAACTTCTCGAAATCTGTCCATGCATTAGTTAGGAATGTCGCCATGCTTTAGCCACCAATCGCCATTTCTGCCGTGATCGAGACGACGGTAAGAGGTAAAGGGTTGTTCTGCCGAAGGAATATCTGCCCTTCGTCATTCCATGATGGCGACAGCGTAATTTCCGCCTGACCGCTTTGGAGCGCCGGTGGTGTTCCGTATGCTTCCGCTGTGCGCTGCTTGTACTCCACCAGCGAATCTTCGTCGGGCCCAGCAAAGATGCCGCTCGACTGATACAGGCGAATCCAGACCTTATTCACGTTCATCTGTCGGCCTTGGCCGAATCCATCGACCTGAAGCGTGGGCGGTAGAGTTTGCAGGTCTGCCACGTAAGGGATGCCAACCTGCACCTTGCTCGCGGGATGGTCTAATTCAATTACCCCGCCGGTGACGGTCTTCTGGTTCTGCACGGCACCGTCGGCTAGGACGGCGACGGTCTTACCTTCCAACCAATTGAGGCCGCTGATGGTTGTGGCTGGTTCGCCTGAGTAGGTGGCGCCAGCATCCACAAAGAAACAGTCCTCAAGAGCACCCACAAGGCGGCTCGCCATGCGTTCTACGTAGCGCACGGTCTGGCCGTTCACCGTGCGACGGATGACAGCATACAGACGCTCCTCGTTGTCCTCTGCGACACACGTTATGCTCTCAAACGCGCCATCCGTATCGTGATGGTGCCATGCTCCAATCTGCTGCTCAGGAACATAGGTAAGGCCAAGCAGGCTCCCATTGCTGGATACGAACCAGACGATAGGGAGAGGCGCTTTCGAGAACGCCTGATCCGCAATCGTAAGCAGGTCGAATAAATGTGCTGATCGAAGGGATAAGTCTCCGGTGATAAAGCTGTCGGCCTGCAAGTTGTAGCCCATTTCACGCACGTGACCACCTCGGGATGCGCAGTACACAAGCAGATTATTGACCACTGTGGGCTGCACGTTCGAGGCACCGATGTACGATTGCGGACGGATGCCGATGGATGATGGAGTAACTGGACCGTTGTTCGCCGTGTACTCCGCATATTCGCATGATCCGGTAAGCAGAATGAGTTGGTTGAGCGGAACGATGTGCTGGATGCGGCTTACTTCGCGGGCTGCGATTTTTACCTCAATGCGGTCTGAATCACGCGAGGGGAGGGAGTACGCAAACGTGCTCTCCGTGCCCGAGTTCGTCATCCACAACGTTTGTGGCTTGGAATCTGTCCCAGCGAAGCATCGGCGCTGCTCTATATAACCGACGCCAGCCGGATAGTTGCCATCACCGGAGAACGGGTTCTCAAGATTGTCAGGCGTGATGCTGAAATCCTGCGCGATGTTGTTATCTGTGAAACTCGTTCCAACCGCTTCTCCGATGTATCCCCACAGTCCATTCTTTTGTTTGAAAATGTAGTACCGCGAGGCCCCCGTCACGGCGCCCCAGGTGATGGTGTTGTAACTACCGGGGACGTTGAGATTGTTCAAGACCGTGACACTGGCGGAAAGAACGCTCTGCGAGGTGTTATCTCCAGCGATGGCGGCCACGGCGTAACTGTTATTGATGTTGTAGATTTTGTCGCCGTACTGGATCGTGCCATAAGACGTGATACTGTCCCACCCCGTAGAGTCGAGCGAATAGCCGTCGTAGTCCATCACCTGCAACTGGTTCGGGATGAGGTTTCCGTCTCCATCGATAGGCACCTTATCTACGAGGTAGAACCCACTCAGGTCAGTGGGCGTACCGCCAATCACCACATTGAGACCGTTGATGTAGATGCCATCGCCGAGGGCAAGCGTATGGCTCGCCACGGTGGTAATCAAGGCGGGGCTGGCAGTGCTGATGCTGGCGATGCGCGCGAGGTATCCGGGGCTGGCTGTCGCGGTAACGCCCGCAGGCGCGTCAATCACCGCATCGAAGTTCACCGGCGTGATGGTCCAGTTGAGCGCGCCCAGCCTGCGAAGTTCCATGGGCGCGTAGCCGGGGTGTACCAGCGTCATCACATCCGCGCTCTGCACGTAATGGATCTGGAAGATGTCGGAGGCCAGATAAGGGCTGGCGATCTCATACGGCACACCGGGTGCCGATTCCAGCGTTGCTCCCTGCGTGTGAAAGCGGATGTACTGGTCGCCTAGTTCGATCACCATCGTCTGCGTGTTGCTGTAGACGAATGGGATAAGCCGAGCTACGCCATTGTTCTTCGTCGCGAGCACGTAGGCGAATCCAGCGCGGTTCTGCGCTGGTCCCTGCGGAGTGGTGATGAAGTTCTTTAGGAGCGCGGCGCCGGACTGATACTTGGCGTCGTCAATGCGACCGAACATCTCCGCACTGATTTCGCCACCAGCAAAGGACCGCGTAAAAGATTTAGTGTTAGGCACGCGCGGCTATCCCCGATGGAACCGGTTGATGATTGCCGTGTCTCTGATTAGCGTCCTGGCCCTTCGCCTCTTCGAAATCGATGCGGAAGAAACCATCCTGCCGCTTGCTTTCAGCGGCTCCAGCATCGCCCTTGAGGATGGGACCGGCCAGCATGGATGCGAGACGCCGCGCCAGGGCGTTGGTGAATAGGGCGGGGAACATCCCCGGCTGCACGGTGGAGACGCAGTAACGTGCAATCGCGTCCTCTGCGTTGGAAAGAATCACCTGCTGACCGTTGAATATCTCAATTTGGAAATCGCGGCCGCGCTCAATCTCAAACTCAAGTGGCCGCGTCCATCCCCAATAGTTTGCGATTGCCACACCGAAGTAATCGCGCGGGTAATCGCACTTCGGAAGAACAGAGATCACATCCGTGCAATCGGACGGAAGCGCATAGGCGAAGCGCCATGCGTGGAAGTAGCAGTCCTGCACCAGCGCGAGATACGCGCGTTTGGTAGTGAAGTTCCATTGGTGGGATTCGAGCAGAGTATTCAGCGCAATAGGGTAGAAGCGCGCGCAGTGTTGCGCCTGCGCTGACCCTTCCGGCGGATCAATACTCGCGACGGTCGCTGAGTCTCCCAGATACGACAGTGCGAGATTGCAAATATCGACAGCTACCATCTATCCACCCTTGCGCAAGGAAAAGGGCTGAGGTTTTATCCTCAGCCCTTTGTGGTTACGGCCTACTTGCCCGACTTCTTAGGGGTAGGTTCGGCCTTCTCATTCTCGATGTACTCCAGGCTATTGTGCTGCGGCCCGTTGTAATCAAACACGCCATCGTCCGGCGTCTTGTACCCTGCATCACCGAGATAGCAGGGTACTTTTGCTTTCACTTGTGCCATAGTTTCTCCTTACGCGACGGCCGGGATACCGGAGTTGCGCGGGATGTTGCGCTGGATGGTGTTGCTCACGTAGCCATCGAACTTGCCAGCCGTAAGAGCGGCGGTGCCGACGCGGTAGGCAATGCGCGAATACTGACGCATGCCCGGAGGCGGCTGCACCTGCAACAGCACTGTTCCTGCCGTCACATTGGCAACTGCCACCGCAGGGCCAGCCACGACATCGGCAAAGGAAGAGTTGTCCGCAGAATCCTGCAAAACAGCCTGAACCGTTGCCGAGCCGCCGGAGGTCGCCGTGGTGTTGACGGTGACATTGACCCACAGGTTCTCACCTGTCTGTCCCATGTCGCCCTGACCATTGGATCCGCCGCTGTTGTAGACGTTGGTGCTCGCGGTGTCGCCGGTCGAAGTGACCGCCTGCGCCGCAGAGAAGATAACTTCGTTGTCAAGCATTCCCATGTTCTTTACCTCTCTTTCCGGTCCTTAGACCACACGCGCTTCGGTTGCGAGGATGGAGTCCACCGTGAGCACGGGAACGCCTTGGAACTTCAACTGACCACCACGCAGGCCGGTACCGGTACCGCCGACGCTGCCCGGAGCCACCGATCCGTACTGGTTCACTGCGCCTTCGAACGAGAGCGCGTTCTGCGACTTGTCCAGAGCACCGACCGAGAGCATTTCCTTCACGGTGCGGCTGGCGAGGAAGAACGGCGTACCCATGCCCATAGAGGGGATGCGGGCGAGTGCCTTGATCATCAGTTTGTTGATCCAGGTCGCCGCCGTGATGGCCTGCGTTCCCGTCTGAGAAGCGAGGTCGCTCACGTCGATGTTGGCAATGCGAACCGCATAGCGCCAATCCTTGACGTGCAGGCCGTACTTCCACACCCAGCGCTCCGCATACGCGCGATAGCGATTGTTGCTCGCATCGAACGCATCGATCACGCCGAGATCTTCCTGTTCAAGACCAGCCTTCGAACCCTTGGGGTAGATGCCCGTCACTGTCTCCGCGCCAGCCACGATCAGCCATACGGAAGTGTTGTCGGAACCGCTGCCGCCAGCGTCGAGAATGTTCGCGCTGCTCGGAATGGATGCCGAAAGCGAGTTGTACCGCGGCGTCAGGCCGAGGATGCCATCCTTGTTGGTGGTGGTGTCGCCGTAGATGAGCTGCTGCGCAAAGTTCTGATTCATCGCTTCGATAAACGCGATGGCTTCGCTCAGACGGAACGCAGCGACGTTGCCGTTGAGTTCAGCAAGGTCCTTGTCCACTTCGCTGCGGGCTTCCTGCATGGCGCACACGTCCTCTACGGTCGCGCGACCACTCTTGGAAGGTGCTACGCCCTGATAGAAGCGGCGAAGCTGAACGGTCGGCAGAGCCGAGCGCACGGCAGCCTTGTGGCCGGTGGGCAGGTTGCCTTCCATAAACGGAAGAAACTGGATTACTTCGTTGGACTGGTTGAGGAGTTCCGCGACCTTGAATACGTTGCCGTTGGGGTCGAGAGTCTTCGCCCAATCAATCAGGGTGCTATGCCCTGCTACTGCGGGAAGAGTTGCCATTTGTTGTTACTCCTTCTTAGAAGTCGGGTACAGGATTTCGGCAGTGGTCTTCGTGTTCTGCGGACTCACAGAACCACGCACAAAACCGTCCTCACTGAGGCTCTGCCCGACCTTGACGAACAACCGGATAACTTCCGGGTTGTTACCGAGGCCGGTCGTGTTCAACAGCGTTTTCAACTCGGGGCTGGCGAATGAGTCCATGGCTTTTTTGGCCGTGGCAAGATTCTCCGGCAGCTTCTCGCCACCGAATTCCTTGTCAGTCTTGGCGGCTTCAAGCCACCCATCCTGAACTGCCTTCACCTGGGACTGCTGACGTTCGGCCAAAGCCGGAGCCATCTTGTCCAGAAGTTTCTGCGCGGCGTCCTGCGTCAGGTTGGCTTCTTTAGCCGCTGCCGAAAAGGGTTCCAATACCGCAGAGTCGTACTCCTTACCTTCCGGTGCCGTAAACTCGTAAGTCTCTGGCGCACCTTCTGGCTTGGTTTCCTCTGCAGGCTTGGCCTCTTCGGCTGGCTTCTCGCCTTCCTTGGGCTGTTCGCTCTGCTGCTGTTGTTCCGTGGCAGCGGTTTCCGTGCTCGTTAGCAGGGTTTCCGTTGCCGCTTCTGACGCGGGTGAGCCTTCAGTTGGTGTGGTCGGCTGTTCCGTCGCTTCTGACATGGGTGTTTTCCTTCACAAGGGTTGGGTAGAGGTCGGGGCAAAGCGTGTGGACCATGCTGAGAATCCTGTTCCCGTAGTTCCGCCCTCCCTCGTTGAACGCCATCTGCATGGAGTTCTGAGAGAACGAAATACGGAAGACTCCCGCCTGCTCCAATAACCGCCACACAATGCGGCGGCCACGCTTGCTCGACATCAACCACTTGAAGTCCGCATCTTCGGTTTCTTGCACAGCGCGCGCGCGGGCCTGTTCTTCGGCCTTGTCACGCTCCTGCGCACGGATGTCTGTCGGGTCGTACTGACTCACTGCTGCACCGTGTACCCGCTGACCTGGTTCAGTTGGTCGTAGGCATTACCGCCGCCCTGTACCGGCGTCTGTCCAAGGTTCTTCGCGGTCTTCGATTGCTGCTCCATCACAGCCGCCTGCTGTGCGGCCTGCTGCGCCTTCGCGCGCGCGTCACGAATCATTGCTACCTTGTCGTTGGCAACAATCAATGTCGGATCAACGCCTAACTGGTCGCTGTACACGTCCGCCCATGAATCCGAATCAAACTTATCGAGCACGTCCGGCTTGTACTGCGCAATCATGCCGAGATTGCCGACGAATCGGTCAATACCATTGGTGCCGATGGCACGCTGCGCCTGTGCCAACACCGATACGAGTTCGACATTCAGTTCCATCCCCTGCATCTCCTGCGGAGGCGGAGGAATGGCGTTCATCTCAACCATGTTGTCGAAGGTGAGATTGACCATCGGGTACAGTAGTTCGTTGCTCAGGCGCTCAAGCACCGGCCCAAGCATCAGCATCTTCTCTTCCTGCCGCGCCGCCACTTCCGTGGCCGTCATCTTCGGATCGACCATGTTCGAGATCATCAAGAACAGGTCAGAGAAGAATGTGGTGCGGATGCGCTGCCGAATATCCTGAATGTCCGCAAGCAGGTGGTTGAGATCGAGATTGACTTCGAACAGGTTCTTGACGCCCTGCTGTGCGTTCGTCGCGTCGTAATAGGTGATGCCCCCCGGCAATCTGTCCACATCGCGGTTCTTCAGTGATGCAGGCGCCGCAATCGGAGGATTGGTGAGATAGTCGATGCCCTGGGCCTTGCGAAGCTGCTCATGCTGCAGTTGCTTCACATCTCCAAGGGCTTCCATGCCCGGTGAGTTTCCGTAGATGTCTCCACCAGACACAGCCCAGCGGGGGGCGACAGCAGGGAATCTCTTGAATCCACTCTCGCGCAGGAATTGTCCATCGTTTACGCCAACTTCGAAGTAGTAGCTTCCCCACGCCATGTTCTTGGCGTCTTTCTTGCTCGGGTCGCGGTCAGAGCGCGGTTCGATGCTGTGCTGCACGCTGATCCACGCATCCAGCGTGCCGTTGGTGTAAAGGCTCTTCACGGTCTGCGAACAGTTCGCAATCCCGAACTCCTTCACGATCTGCGATACCTGCATCTGAAACTGCCGATATAGCGTGACCACTTCACCTTTGGCGTCGGTGGCGATGCAATACTCGCCTGCCGTAAGCGGGTAATGATGGAGCACGGTGTTGAAGTCCGGCACGATCACAGATGCCGCCGTACCAAACGCGCCCAACTCCTCATACATCTGGTGCAGCGCGCGGTAGGTGTTCGATACCTGGAACGCCTTGTGCATCGACTGTGACACCTGATCGAGCCATATCTTTACCGGCTGATAGGCGTTCAGAGACGGGTCAGGAGTCTGCAACCGGAACCATGGACGTGCAGGCGAGGTTGCACCCGCCATCAAGCCAGCGCCGAGTGTTCGAAGCGCCTGTGTGCCTGTGTTGTCGTAGATTTGGTTGAACTTCTTTGTTCCCTTGTCGCGGTCCTCTAAGAAGTAGCGCCCGTTGTATGGAAGCAGGTAGCGAGAGATTTCGCGCCACTGTCCAATCCACGATTGCCGCTCAAGTGTAAGAGTTCCCCATCGCCGGATGAGTTCGTTGCGCTTATCCATCAGGAACCCAGAAGTGTGGTCTTGCCGAGGTTGAGGCCAGAGGTATCGATTCCGCCGGGGCCGGTGAGCATTGTGCTTCCCGCTCCGCCGCCCGCTACCGCTGCGCGCTTGAGGATGGTGGAGATGTCAGGAGCCGCCTGATTCGCTTGGCCTTGTGCGACCTCGCCTTTACGTTCCGTGGAGAGTGCAGCAGCGGTAGCGGTCTGCTGTGCGGTGGTCTGTTTCTTCAATGCCTGCTGCTGGGCGGCGTGCTGGTGCTGTCCGTTGTAGATGCCGTACCCGAGGGATCCCGCTCCGACGGCGGCACCGGCAATAGCCGCGATTGTTGCTGCTGATGCGCTTCCCGCCATCGTCACTCTCCTGTCACTAAAACTTCATCAGCCGCGAAATGCGACAGTTTTTCGTACTCTTCTGTAAACTCGCGCTCTGCTTCTTCCACAGTTCGCGCCTGCGTGGGGAAGAGCATGGTCATCTCCACCGAACTCCGCGCCACAAACACCTGCTTGCGCAGCGAGCTTCCAGCGAACACACGATAGCCGTCTGTTGATCGCCATCCACGATCCGTCAACACGTCGGCGTGACCGTGAACCACCAGCACCGTGGGGATCTTCACTAACACGCCAGTAACCACAACACCTTCCGGTACGCGGATCGTCCTCGCATACATTCCGGCGTGGAACATATGCTCTACCGGTAGTTCTGTCTGTTCTGCGGAGTTCGACAGTGATTCAAATGCTTCTATTGCCGCCAGAACGTTTGCTGGCGTTGCGGAGAGGCTTGATGAACAGCGAACTAGCGCGAGAGTATCGTTTTGCATACATCGCCTCTGCTGCGCTCCCCGCTGTTGCCCCAAAGCAAATCGCGACGCAGCCGTTGCCAAGCGCCCACTCTTCCGCTGTACAGATAAGCCGCGCTCCGGCGGTTGTGGAGCGGTGCGTCTTCTTTACGAACAGCGATTCCGACACCGCAGACTGCTCACTGAAATGTGGCAAGCCCGTATTCAGGACCGTGATGAACCCCACCAGAGACTCACCCTCAAACGCCCCAAAGACTGTCAACGCTCCAGATGTTTCCAGCACCTCGTACAGAGCGGTGTTGATTCTGTACGCGCCGAGTTCAGGGCTGGCACATTCCGCCTCGTACTCTGCAAGCAGTTCAGTGGACGCCAATACAACGTGCCGAGACACGCGCCTTATCTGAACCATCACATCCTCGAATACGGGTCGTACTCCGTCGCCTTTGCCTTGCGGATGGCAAACGGAAGGGAGTTCGCAGCAGGCATATCCGGCAGTGCGAACGTCAACGCCAACGCATCAGCAAGGTCGGGCGACTTGCCCAACCGCTTCTTAATCTTGTCCTTTGGCTCCAACAGAAACGCACCATTGCGGAAGCCATACGTGGGTGCCGTCAATTCCTGCACTAGCCCAGGTACGTTCGGCAGACTTCCACCGCGCTTTATCCACTCCGACATCTCCATCCAGCACTGAGCACGCATGTTCGCGTACTTAGGATTGGAGGATGGCCGGTCGAACGAAACCGCTACAGGGCTGTGCCCGGCAGCGCGCATGTGATCGATGGCTCCCGTAGCCCATTGGAACGTGTCATCGAAGAATTCCATCTCCGATCCCCACTCGTTTTTCTTGTAGATGGTCGCGTTCGCAATATCTACCGTTGCCGCCGAATCCCGCACATGACGCATCTCCCTTGGTGGGAACGCCACAATACCCTGTCGCGGGAAGATAACGGTGCGATCATCGCCAAACCTCGCCACGTCGATGCCAAGCCTTTTCTGCGCCCACTCATACGTCTCTGGCCGTGGATGAAGACTCATGGCCTTCTCAACTTCTTCCACGCTCAACAGCGCATTGATTGAACCAGGCGGGAACAATCCGAGGATGAACGCCATAACCCAAGGGTTGTCACGTCCGTATAGCGCAATCTGCTCTGCAGCCCACTTGATGTCTACGCGCGGCGTGCGCTTAGGATCATCCGGGTCTGCCGTGATACTTACAATCTCCCACTGCTCGCGCCCGCGCGTGCAAACTTCATACAGCAATCCGGCCTGCGATGTGGTGTTTCCGGCTGTAACAATCAGGCCGTCTTCGCACGATGTAAGCCCCTGTTCGGCAGAGCGCACCATGTTCGGCGGAATGTCGCCCGATTCATCAATCAGGTAAAACGGGAAAACCGAGTGCATACCAGACAGGGTGCGACCAATCGCGTCCGAGTCAGACGTCTTAGACCATCCCTTTGCGCTCAGAAACCACGTCTCAGGATGGTCCTTTGCGAAGATCCTCTCCTTCTGCCATTGGAACGCCTCAAGCAGAAAGGGTGAGTTGTTCTGCCACTTCGCCAATTCCGCCCAAAGGTTGTCTTTCAGGTTGTCGCTTGTGATCGATACCGCAGCACCTTTGGGGTGCTCATTCTTGGCCGCGAAACATACAAGCCTATGCCAACCCAGCCATGCCAGTACAGCAGTCTTACCCGGTCCCGCGCAGGCTTTCATTGCAATGCGCTTACGCCCAGGCTTGCCAGCCATCGTGAGCACGTCAAGCTGCCACGCATCAGGCTCTACGTGGAACACATCTCGCACAAACTTTACGGGATCGTGCCGCCACTCTTTGATCCGGTCGCTCGCTGCGTTACTCGCCATTTCCTACCACGAGCGATTCCAGCGTCACCTTGCCCGTATGCTCATGCTCCTGCTTATCGCGCCAATCGTCACGCTTGCGATTTTTGAGCCAGAAGATACAGGCAGTGGTGTCAGGGGGAACGACTTCGCGGAAAGGGACCTCAGTAACGAGTCCTTCCTTTGAGCAGAAAATCTTTACCGCGTCATATTCGAAGCCGATGGCTCTCCGGTACAGGGATCGCTCCACCATAACGTCAGCTTCGTCTTTGCCCGACTTTAGGGACTGAAGAAACTTGGGATGCTTCAGCTTCCACGTGTTGAGCGTACGCTCACTCACTCCAAAGAAATCAGCGATCTGGATGTCCGTAGCGCCCAAGAGGGAGAGCTTTTCGGCCTGCGCAGCGTATTCGGGCTTATAAGCCGTCGGTCGTCCTCCCGCCATGTCTCCTCACTACCGTGGCAAGATGCCACAACCTCTAAACTTTCAATCCCACGCCAAATCCGACCAGAAACCCGAACCCCACCAAAGCAAACGCCGCGATAGCTCCCACCAGATATAGGCCATAGTCCGATACCGCAATGAGGGTTTTGAGTGTCATGGTGTTTACCTGTGAGCGCGGATGATGATGTCTACCGTTGTCGTGATGATCGCAGTGGCAAGCATGGCGCATGTGGTCGCCGCGAATCTACGCGCGGATGACATGGACTGCTCAAGACGGTCCACTCGCACCGTCATCGGCTCTTTGCCGTTGCCCTCGATCAAAATCTGGTTGTGCTTACTGATGCGCTCCGTTGCCCAAACGCGAAATTCGGTCGAAACGCATGTTTGATTACTCACTTAGGCCCTCTCCGGTGTCGCCGGAGTGCCGGCCAATGTGGGATATTCCTTGTCCATAAACTCCCTCCATGCTTGCGCGGGAGTCCTGGGTGCTTCTTTCGCCTCGGGAGCCTTGTACTCACCGTTTAGGCATTTGGTGTGACGGCGCTGATACGCCTCAAGCATCTCTACGCGGGCAAAGGCGTCCTGCAGCTTGTATCGGTTCAACTCTTCGTAGCCGGCGCAGACAGGGCAGTGCAGCGCCTGTACTTCGTCGCTAATGTAAGCCGCGCGCGGGTTTCTAGACACCGGCCAGCGCCACCGATCCAAAGGCTGTCACGCTCGTCTTGATGAGGCCCCAACCAGTAAGCCGCTCGAACTGCGATTCCGTCAGTTTCTCGCCAGAGGTCACATAGTCGATATAGCGGCGCGTGTCGGCCTGAGTAAGCATCGGGCAGGAGTCGGGGGAGTTCGACGGCTGCACAAACAGGCGATAGGTCCCGCCCCGCACGTGCTCGCACTTGTTGCGTTCAGCCATGCTGCGGGCTTCCGTGTAGGTGAGCCGCATGATGAGCTTGCCAGCGTCGTCTACCAGCTTGCAGTTCTCGCGATTTCCGCTGTTCGGTCGCTTCACTCGGCCCCTCCGCGTTAAATAAAAAGAGCCGCCCCGGTCGGACGGCTGAAACCTATTTAGAGACAGCAAGGCTAAGCCTTACTGCAGGGCCACTGTCGTAGGCCATGGGCGATCCTGTCACCCACGAGGACTGAATCCATCTCGACTATGACAGGGAACTATGCGCCGTTCAAGGTCAAATTATGGATTGTGCAGAACACGCTACAAACCATTTCGCGTCCACTCTTCAGCCTGTAAAACCACCCGCGAATACGTCATCTCAAGCGCCTTACAGATGCGCGTGCGGTTCTCGGCCGACATGCGCGTGCTGCCATGCTCCAGGCGAAGGACGGCGTGATAGGAGAGGTTAGAGCGTTCGGCCAGTTTCTCGATAGACAGGCCTCGCTCCCTGCGCAGACGCGCGAAGGCTTTGCCGATCTGCTCATCGGTCAATACGACAGCCTCGATGCGGTCTATCAAGCCGCCCTCCTATCCCTCACCGGCAAATCAATCTCCGTCCCGTCTTGAAATGTCACCAGCACCGCATCAAAGACCTCATGACACTCAGGACAATGCGATGTAGCCACAGCCCCGCAGACGTGCTTGCACCCCATGCAGGACATAACCTGAGTGCTGGATAGGTATTCAATCCGTAGCTTTGCCATGTGAGTTCCTTTGGGCTGGATCGTGCGTGGGGCTATGCGCGTTTGACCGATACCGATACGCGAAACTTCCCATCGCCGGGCTTGTGTCCGATATGCCATGCGCCACAGAATCGGCACGCATACGCCTCCAATCCGGGTGAGCCTTTCGCGGCCATGCCGATGCAGGCTTTCTCTGCACCAGAGCGCGCCCCGTAGCACACCTTTCCAGCGCACGAAGTCAGATACTTCATCGGTCTCAGGTACTTCCACGTTCTGTTCCACAGGCTCATCACCCCTCCAACCCTTCCCGGTATGACCGGAGACTTACTCTGCGTTTGCGAAGTCGTCTTGTGTAACCCTACGCACGCTTCCGTCGTCGTCTTCCATCTTCCCGGCCATGGAAAAAACTCCGCCCAATATGCTCATGACCGCGAACGCTGCCGCCTCAGCGGATGTTGGTTGCGCCTTGATCTGCTCAAAGGTTTTTCCGGGATTGTCCACCGAGAAGCCAACCTGTAAGTTCCCGTCGGCTCCATCCTCAATCGTTATCGTTGCTTTGCTCATCTACCCCTCCAACTCTTCCCGGTATGACCGGAGACTTAGTTATCTTTCGGCTTGGTGTTAGCGGCCAGCGTCCCGTTTGCGATAGCTGAAAGCATGTCCTGAATCAGCACGTATGCGCCGCGCGGGTCATTGAACCGAATGACCACTGCGCCATCTTTCAGTTTTTCCGGGTCGTGTTCTGAGCCAGCGTTTCGTCCCACAGTTCCGGGATGCTGTGCTGGCTCTATGAAGAGCGCAGGAACGCCTCCATATGTGCCCCAGTTGCTAACGATTGCTCCGATACCACACTCAACGACTTTTACCTTTTCCATCTCACACCTCCTCAATCACTACTTCGCTTCAAGTTGCGCCCGGTATGGCCGGACAGTTATCTCAGTGCGGGGATTCTCGGCGTCTCGCCCCTTCTCCGCAATCATCCGCATCACCTTTGAATCCGTGTCGATCACGCCGGCGGTAACAAGCGCGTCCAGAATCACCTTTGCCCGGTTGTCCACGTCGCCCCGCTCGCCCTTGCCGTGGAACACGATGTATTCGACCTCGTATCCCTGTTTGCAGCGCAACTGCTGGCCCGCGGCAATAATGGTCAAATCCCGAGCAAACCCTTGCGATTTACGCGTTTTGTAGCTACCGATGTGGCCCGCGATGATGCGGTGCTTGACGTAGTGGTTCACGCTTACGGGCGTGCCGGGAACGGTAAACGAAATCATCCGCTCCTCCTTCGGGCTGCGGGTGTAGCGTGCGCGTCCCATCAGCGCTTCACCGCGTAATAAACAACGTAAAACCACGAGCAGATGCCGTGCAGTGTCGCCAAAAATATTGAGTGATGCTCGCTCCATGAGATTGCGATTGCGAGAGCGCACCCGAACGAGATCCCGGTTTTGGCCGATTCAGATTTATCGCTCACGCCGCCACCTTCCGATTCAGCCACTTCTCCAGCGGCCATACCTGCGTACTTCCGCACGCGCTGCATTGCTTCAAACTTCCGCCGATACTGTCGCAGTTGCAGCACACGCCCGCGCTCGACATTGGGATTGATTCCGGCTTGGTCGCTGTCGCTACGCTCATGCGCTCACCTCGGCAAAAACTGGGATGGGAAACAGTGCGCCGGATACGCTGTGATTCGCCTCGAACACCGCTCTCGCGAATCCGGCCGGCGTCTTAGACCGCAGCAGATCGCGGTCCGGCGATGGGGCCATCAGGTGCATCTTGCTACCCTCTGTGGCTTCTACTCGCCGCGGTTCCGGCATGACGAATCCGTTTCCAGTCCAGAGGCACGTCTTCTTTGTGTAGGTGTCTCCCGCTGGCTCCAGGTATCCACCAAAATCGCAAGGGTCGAAGGAGTAATCCGGCTTACGCCAATAGGTAGAGATGGTGCTTACAGGGTTCTCCAGCATCCACGGAGCTCCGGCCCACTCGCATATCTCGCGGCACCGCTCCACCAAGACAAGACCTTCGATCAGACCGCGCAGACCTTTATCCTTGAACCATCGCGCGCCGCTGACCGCAAGGTTCTTGCACATCGGGAAGGCGAACACGGCTGCATACTCGCGCATCGGAGGCATCCAGGTCAGGAGGTCAGCGCCAATGCGGGTTATATTCCCATCCTTCGATTCTCCGGCTGGATGCAGAATGTCCACGATGATGCAGTCATACCCCGCTTCCGCCCAGGGCTGCACCATGATTCCGCTGTGATCGCAAAGAGAAAGAACTGTTCCATAGCTCATGCGCTCACCGCCATCTGCTGTGCCGAGGTTTTTGCAGGCTTTGGACCGCGCTTCCACGGAGTCCTCATCTGCAGATATTCCGTAAGCTCTGTCATGTCGCTTGGGCCGGAGAGAATCACATCCACACCATGCAGACCTTCGTACTCATCGGCCATGTTCGGCGCGGTTATGGCGATGACGGGAATATTCCACAAGCTCATCAGCTCCACATCGTCTGCCGGCCTGTCCACGGAGACGATGGCGCGGATGTCGCCAGACTTGATTGCTAGGTGCGCGCCCATCAGCGTGGATGCCTTACGCACCTCGTAGCGCCACGTCTTCAGCACCATCTCGCGGATACCGGAGCCTACCGGCGTGGTGTCGAACAGCAGGATTACTTTCTTCGGCCTCATGCGCTTGCCCTTTCTCTTCCTAGAATCTCTTTCACCCAATGCGGAGCCTGCTTTTCGTACTCGGGGCTTCCCTTGTTGCGCCGCAGACGCCAGAAGCCGATCTGCATCTCGCGCTCCTGCTCATGGGTCATCGTCGTAGCTTCGCGGTTCATGCCGACGGACGCCGCCGCTGCTTGCTTGGCCTGCTTGAGTTGGGCGCGGGTAAGTTTCTTGCCCCCCTCGCCAGAGGGGGGTTGGGGGGTATTAGACTGGCTCTGGCTCTGGCTCTGGCTATCACAAACCGTTTGTGAATCGTTTGTGAACTGTTTGTGACTTGCGCGAGCTACGTTGCGGGCAAATGGTGCGCATCCGTCTGCGAAGTGTTCCTGCCGCTTTTTGAGGAGCTGATGCACAGCGTTATCGGCATGCTCGCTCCAGTCGTGGACCAGGTACTTGTCATCCTTCACGTCCACGAATCCGCAGCGAAGAAACGCATCCCATAGCCCTTGCGCATCTCCGGTGTAGCGAATAGAACGAGCCATCAGAGACGGGCGCACGCCTGTGAGGTCACCGGACGGGCGATACTTCGCCACCCAATGCCAGAAGACCTCAAGGAGCCCGACTGCAAATGGCTCCATGATGCCAAGCTCGTCGGCCAACATGATCGTCTTCTCGTGCTCTAGGATTCCGCGCTTCGCCACGTACCGTTCTCTTTCTTTCTGGCCCTATGCGCTTACGCGCTGAAACTCTTGATCTAACTGCGTGGGGATCTGGTACCCGTCGTCCTGCATCATCTGTTGCCGTAGCCGCTCCGCATCACGAAACTTGCCGCGCGCCATCAATCGGTCGTACTCGCGGCGAGCCTGCCGGATATGATCAGGAACTTCCACGGTCTGCGCATCCATAATTGGCTTGTTGTACTGCTCATCTTCGCGGTATTCACGGCATGTATCGCAATATTGAAATCGTCCAGGCGCGCGCTCTCCGCCGCATCCTCTACACGTTGGCGTGGGTGGCTCCGGCTTGGCCCGTCTTGGAGACGCAGGCTCCGGCTCTATCTTCGCCGGAGGGGTGAGCATCATGGTCCCGTCCGCAACAGACTTGATCTTGTGTACAAGCCCCCACACAGGTAAACGGAGCGCATCAGAGATGCGTATCAGGGCCTCCAGTGGAGGATTGATCTTGCCGCGCTCTAACTGCGAGACATAGTTACGACTCGCACCCATCTTCTCGGCCAATTCCCACTGGTACATGCCAGCGTGTTCGCGAAGATTACGGATGACTTTTCCGACTGGAAGTTTTGTCATGCGCCCGTACTCCCCAACCCGCCGGCCCCGCGCTCTGTTTCAGGCAGGGAAGCGACCTCGACAAACTCAGCGCGATCCACCTTCGCAATCTCCGCCTGTGCGATACGGTCGCCAGCCTTGACCGCGAGTAACCCGCCATCGGATACCAGCTTGACCATCAGTTCGCCGCGATAGTCCGAGTCGATAATGCCCGTACCGTTTGCGAGCCGGATGCCGTGTTTGAAGCCATGCCCAGACCGCGAGTAGACGTTGATCTTGTAGCCCTCTGGAATCTCCAACGCCAGGCCAGTGCCAAACACGCACGCCGCATCATGGGACACAATGCCGTCGTTGATGGCGTGCAGGTCGAAGCAGGCCGCGCCCGGTGTCTGGTACTGCGGAACAATCGCGTCAGGGTGCAGCTTGAGGATGTTTACCTTCATGCGGACACCGCCTGCATGGCTGCATCGCGAGCCGCGTTTACACGGCTCATCTGCTCATGACTTCCGCCGCGATCTGGATGCGCCTCCATAGCCAGTTTGCGATGAGCCGACGAGATTTCCGCCGCGGAGGACATCGGCGGTATGCCGAGCACCATCCAGCAGTCTTCTCCGGCTCCGGCTGTATCCGTGAGCGCCTTGAAGCCCGTAAAGGCGCGCTCCATCATGTCGGAAGCTCCCCACCGCTCAATACCGCGTAGAGCTTCGATGGTCTTGCCAATCGCATAGATGTTGTCGCGCGTGTAGTAATACTTGTCGCATGCAAATACCATGCTTCGGCCCTTGTGACGGAAGTAGACAGCCACACCAGCATCTTTAGGTTCAGGTGCGCTCGCTCGCGGCATCCCGTCATTTCGCAGCGGAACATTCGTGGAGATGATGACGTTCGTTCCGCCCATGCGGGAAATCTCATTCGTCAGGAATATCCGCGCGGCATTGAAGCCTGTCTGGAATCGGCTCCGCTCTGGATGTGCCGTTCTTTTCCATCCATCCGGCCAATGCAAAGGAAATGCTTCAATCATTCCGCCACCCACTTTCCAAGCGCATCCCCGCGCTTCTGCTGGAGATGGCATGCAAGGCACCACCGGCGCTCTGGTAAACGTCCGGGCGCGATAGCGGAATAGTCCCAATCGTGGCGCAGGATAGAGCAGAGGAATTGCTTGAGACGGACTAGCATTAGGCGCACCCGTTCCTGCGCGTCGAGGTAGAGCGAGAAGCCTTCTGCCCCCGGCGCGTTACCGTGATGCTGCGATGGCCTACGCCGCGCTTGATGTATCCATCGCGGGCGAGGATCGTAACCAGTTGCGTGATGGCCGTCTTGCTGACATCCATAAGGTCGGCAAGGTTCTTGTAGCTTGGCGGTCTACCGTTGGCCTTGATGTATCGGCATATCTCGCGCAAAGCATCCTGCTGGCGCGGACTGATGGGGTCGCGGGATGGATATTGTCCAATGGTCATGCTCCATCAGCATGGCGTAAATCGCTTCAGAACGCAAGACGTTTTTAGCCTTGACCTAAAAATAAATGGATGAGAATATTTTTCATGTCCAAACGTCAATACATCTTGCGCTCTAACGTCAGGCGCATGTAGAGTTTGGAGTCTAGCGCGATGCGATTGTTACCCTAGAGGTTGCCTCATGTACTCAAAACGGCACAAAAAAACGCTTCATAATGCTCTCTATGCGCCTCTGCGCACGGAGAACAAAAATGAAGACTTCCCGCCTTATCGCTTTCGGTTTCGTGATCGCTCTCGCCGCAGTGGCTGGAGCCAAGTCCACGATGTTCGCTGCGGTTACGCCACACTGGAATCCGATCCCGCTCTGCCCGCCCAGCGCCCCGGACTGCAAGTAATCATCCAAGGTGCCCTCTCCGAAAGGGGGCGCCTTGCACTATAGCCCTTGGCAGTTCGCCATCGCTTTCCTCGGGATCACCGGAAACATGCTCATCGCTGGCATCGTTGTCACGTCCCGCCGCACGAAGCAATGGCCTTCTATTCTGTTCCTTTGTCTGTTTGAAGCGATCTTGAGCTGCCTACTTCTGTACGAGCGCGGCGTATATCGGCATTACTTCTGGACGTATTGGATCGCCGCTTGCATCCGCCCATTTCTGCGCCTTTGGATCGTGGCCGACATCGCACGGTCGTTCCCCGGCCTCGGCTGGATACCCCGTAAGGTTTGGATTTTCTTAGGTTCAATTGGTGTTTCTATCCTCGTCCTGTCCTTCGTCGTCAATCACCATGCCGGGATTGATTTGCGCGGGTGGGTATCGGGTATCGTCCTGCGAGAGAGAGCGGTGGAATACGCGCTGCTCATGCTCTACGCGTTCTTTCTCTTGGTCGGCAGAGTCACAGGGTTCGCCTGGAGCGCCAGCGGTTCGCTAGTGGCGCATGGGACGAGCATTCAGGCTCTTACGTCGGCAATCGCCCCACTCCTGTTCGCCTTCACGCCGAACGGCCCAAAGCACACACTTGCGGAGATCCTTATCGCCACCGGCGGTACGGCTTCGCTGTGCGTATGGGGTTCGGCGCTGCGTTCGCGATACAACCTTCCTGCTAACTTTCCGAGCTTTGCGCGCGAGGGTGCCATAAAATGAGCTTCAATCTGTTCTCGGTGATCGCTTCGACGGCCTGCGTTGCCGTAGTCGTACTACTCCTGTCCTTGTCTCGCCCATCGTTCCATGCAGCTTGCAATAAAGCGATGGAGTTTTATCGGCCCAATGTACTCGATGGACTCTACCAGTTCATCGACAATCTCCTCTCTAGCGATGCCGAGTTCTGGCAAGCATCGCAGGGTCTACGCGGGGTCACGCGCCGCATGGTCAACGCCCTAGTTCTTCTCCGGGTCGTGCAAGTCCATTACGCTTTCGGACTCATCACAGCCGAAGAGGCGTTGGACGTGGCGCAGCAGGCGTGCGCGCTCGCATGGCTCTCCTTCCTGTCATATCCAGAGGCAGCATGGTGCGCCATCTGGAAGCGCCTCCCCCATGCAAATGCTCGATACGCGCTGGAAGCATACGCGAATCTGGCTGCATTGGCGTCAGGAATCACCTACACTAAGTATGCACAATCGTCCATACTGGAATTAAAGGATTCCCTTTAATATGAAGACATTAGCCGAACAAGGCTTGCCGGAATTACGCAAGCGGCTCTCCCGGGTCCGCGAACTTCTATTAGAGCGCGAACCGCTCCTTATGTACGAGATGGAAGCGGTGCAGATCGCCATCAAAGCGAAGGAGTCCGGCGTGCCGTCCCTCTACGCCGAGGCCGACGACTGGCCGAAAGCTCTACGCCTTTGCCTCGCTAATCGCATGAGCTGGATGACCTATGCCCAGATAGCCGAAGACCTCGTAGAAGGCGGCTTCCTGAAGAAAAAAGAAGGCTCTACGAACGTCACGAACATGATGACGCGGCACCATGCCTGGATGCGCCCGAAGAAGCCCAAGGTGCAAACCCTCATCGTGCGCGGTGATCGCTTCGGTCTGCCTGAGTGGGAAGGCCGCGACGACATCCCCGATCTGTAGCAGGTAAAAATATTTTTAAAAATTAGCTAAAAATATCTTGCATTAAGAAGCGAAAGCGGACATACTCTCAATATGCACAAACGTGCAGTTGGGAGTTTCGCTTTATGAGCCTAGCCACCGCCCCACAGACCACCCCCGAGCTACCGATCTCAGCCACGATCTTCCTCGTCAAGAGCAAGGAAGAGAGCTGCTTCGGCGGACCCTCTGAGCGCCAGTATCAGCTCAGCCTCCAGCCGGTAGACGAAGACGGCGAGTTCCTTGGTGACACCCTCATCGTTGATGTCCTTCCTCCGGTGTTTGAGTCCGCACGCGTCGGATCGCGCGTCCATATTGGCCAGTTCATTGAGGCTTCCATTTCCTCTTCTGAGGTGGCGGCGTGAAGACGACCGTAACGCAAGGCATAAAAATTGGCGTTCCCAAGCGCGAATCCGGCGGAGACAGCACCCTTTTTGCGTGGGTGGTTGTTCCAGAACTGGACAAGCGGCACGACTACAGCGGGGAATGCTACAACGTCGAACTGCAGGTGTGCGTTGACGACCCCGATGAGGAGAGGCAGATTGCAGATCATCTTGCGAACTGCATCAATAGAGGCTCGGCGATGGCAGATGCTCTGCGCGCCGCATATCGCGCCATCGACTCAGTAGCTTTCCTTCAGCGCGAAGGCGACACGGACGAAATCAAGCGCACGATATTGGCAGCCATCGAAAGCGAGGCGGCATGAACGGCCTCGATCCGCACTTCAAATCTCACCGCATCTCCACTCCTCAGAGCGCACCCCTGTTTGAGCAGGACTACAGCAAGGGACGCGAGACGGAAACCTCGAAGGCTGCGTACGCGCGCGTCAAGGGCCACAAAACAGTTCAGTACGAGCAGATCAAGTCATACCTGCGTAGGTTTCCCCAGGGACGCACGAACAACGAGATCGTGGACGGCACTGGAATGAAGATCCAGTCTGTTTCGGGACGGTGCTCTGAACTCGTGAGCGACGGGATTCTCGTTCTCACTGGTGAGCGTCGGGACGGTGGAGCAGTCAAGGCGCTGAAGAATCCGCACGCAAACGTTTTGGCGGGGGTGCAGTAATGGCTGAAGTCACCTATTCAAAGTGCCGCTCCTGCGATGACGGCTACATTTCCTCCCTAGCGCGCGAGAACGGATACACGATCTGCTGGGACTGCATCGAGGCGGCGAAGGGCAACCCTTGCTTCGCGTGTGATGACCCTGCCGACTCGCGCTCGGAAGATGGCAAGCGTTGCGCGGTATGCGAGCACCGCTTCTGGCTTAAGCATGGCCCGGATGGATTCGTAGGCGGATTTGAACGCTGGCAGGAGCATGTTGAAGCCTGGCGTGTGCGTGCTGGCATCGACATCGAAATCCCGAAAGCCAAGACGCTGCACGAGGTCTGTGAAGCGATGCCGCGCCTGTCTCCAGAAATTACCCGCGGAGCCTACCGCCATCGTCCCTATCAGGGCGTAGGAGCAGCCGCACTCTCTATGTCCATCCTTGCCATGCTCGGCTTCGGCCTCAACGCCATGCTCGATGTTTTGGCGCGGCACCAGTAATTTCCACCCCACTAAGGAGCCTTACATGCCACTTACCTTCAAAGTCAACGCCGGATCGGGAGAGTTCAAATCCGTTCCCGCAGGTTCCCACATCGCGATCTGCAACATGGTTGCCGATATGGGGTTGCAGCCCGGAAGCGCGGCCTATCCCGCTCCAAAGCATAAGATCTTCGTCCGTTTCGAGATTCCCGAAGAGCGCGTCCAGTACGAGAAGGATGGGCGCAAGGTAGACCAGCCCGCAGTGATCGGACAGCAGTTCACCGCTTCGATGCACGAGAAGGCGACTCTCCGCATCCGCCTTGAAGGATGGCGCGGTCGCAAGTTTACCGATGAAGAGGCCGGGAACTTCGATGTATCTACCATCCTCGGTAAAGCGTGCATGTTGAGTGTCGTGGAGTCGGTTGTCGGAGATCGCGTCTATGCCAACATCGCTTCGATCAGCCCGCTACCGAAGGGCGTCCCATCTCCAACGGCAGAGAACCCGCTGATCTACTTCGCAGAAGAGAACCCTGACACGTTCAGCCAACTCCCCGAGTGGCTACGCGAGAAGATCAACGGCCAGCTTGAGCGCAAGCCCGCCGCTCCTCCCTCCTACAACTTTGATGATACGCATATCACCGACGACGATATTCCATTCTAAGGATCCAGCAATGCAGCGCATGAGTTTGTATGAAATGACGGTGGAGGGGATGGAGCTTGAATCCATCCTCTCTGAGAACGGCGGGGAATTGACGCCGGAGTTGGAATCCCGCCTTGACGCTCTGCTCTCGCAGGGCAAGGACAAGATAGAAGCCGCAGCGTGCGTGGTGCGCGAGATGGATGCCCATGCCGAAGCGTTACGCGCCGAAGCAAAGCGTCTTGCCGACCGCGCCGTGTCGTTCGACAACCAAGCCGAGCGGTTGAAGCAGCGCATGGTCTACGCCGTGGATGCGGCCTTTGGCGGAAAGCTCAAGACGGATCGCTTCACCATCTGGGCGCAGAACTCCGCCGGTGGCGTGCAGTTTGAGTGTGCTGATGTATCGAAACTCCCGGACGACCTAGTGAAAGTCACGCGCTCACTCAACAAGGACGCTGCGAAAGAACTCTACAAACGTGGCGAACTGCCGGCAGAAATCCTCGCGGCAGAGTATGAAGGCAAACGCTATCTCCGCATTAAGTAAGGACACTCCATGCTCGATTACAACGACAACATTCCATGTGACGAAGAAGCAACAGAGGTTTGGGAGAACTAAGTGCTGACACCCCGCACCCAACTGCATCGCCACAAGCGCCTGGTATGCAAGACGAGTTTGAAGGCACGAACTCCGATCAAGAAGGTGCGGGATAAGCCGAGGCGGAAGGGCAAGAAGAAGCCACCACCGCCAGTAAAGATATTTCCCGGCGGGCGTGAGGTATGCAGTAACACGGCAGCAGGCAGGGCAGAGTACAGGATTCGCAGAGATGAGATGTGGGATCGCGACCTAGGCATCTGCTGTGTGTGCGGGGAGCATGTCGATAAAGACGAGGCCACGTTTGAGCACTGGCATGGTCGCGGCATGGGCGGTGGCAAACGGGATGATCGCACGACGAAGGACGGCAAGCCCTACAACGGCGTAGCGCATGAGTGGTGCAACAGTTTGAAAGCCTCGACGCCGATTGAGAAGTGGCGCGAGATGAACGGAGAGAGTAATGGCTAACCCAGAGAACGTGACAAAAAAGCTATGCGATGAGTGCGAGGGGAACGGGAAAATACTCGCGATGTGCGGCGAGTGCAACGGAACAGGCTTTGAAATCAACCCTGCCGCCTCCCGTCTTGCCGATCCAAAGGTAGAGGCAGTGGCCGAGCCAGCAGTGCCCACTCCCGCAGCAGAGGCAGTAGCCGCCCCCGTAGATGAAGAGCGCACGATATTTGAGGAATGGTGGGCGACTACAATCCACGGAACTGTCTGGAACATTGCAGATGAACGCTCGCGCATGGCTGCAAAGGATTCCTCTAGGGCCGCGTGGTATGCCTCACTGAAAACACGCATCACCCCATCAGCAGATGCGCTGGTAGAGGCGCTGGAGAAGTCGAAGCAGTTGGCCAGTATTGGTTATCGCATTGGTGAAGCTGACATGCGTGGACACGACAAAGTAGGCGAGCGGTGGAGCAAGAAGCAAGACGAACTGATTGCTGAGATAGACGCCGCCATCGCAGCCTACAAGGAGGCATTATGAAGACGAAAACATGGTACGAAGAGTTCGGCACTGAATGGGTGCGCGACGAAAATAACAACCGCTGCTCGGTCAGCTATTTCGGAACGAAGGAAAAAGCAGAGGCGGCGCTCGAAAGTCTTGAGGACTGCCGTGGGTGTGTGAATTGCTACGACTGCTCCGACTGCTCCAACTGCTCCCGCTGCTCCGACTGCTCCAGCTGCTCCAGCTGCTCCAGCTGCTCCCG